ACATTTCCCTTGGGGAGCGGTCATAACATAGCATCGGCGTTCCCATTCTTCGTTGTCGTTGTCGCGAACTTCCACGAGTTCGCCGTATTCAAATTGTTCCATCACTTGATGTTTTGATTGATGTATGAATTCAGATTGTCGAGCGCACGTTGCAACTCAAACAGGTAGTACTGCACTCCGTAAGCCACGGTCGGCTGTTCTTGCTTTTCTGCCCACAGGTAAAATTCGCGGGTATCGTCTTTCAGCTCTTCCATCACTTCAAGCCTTCGACGTCCAACCAATGATGAGTGACCGCGTTTCCGTCGGCGTCTTTGTTGAGTCGGGGAAAGTCTGCCCACGCAAGTACCGTCCACGTATCGGGCACACCCCACTTGTCCTTTTTGAACATTGCCCTGCGCGCCACGTTGTAGCCCACGTATTCACGGTCGGGGGTAAGAAACGCGATGATTACCTCGCGGTCGGTGTCGGGCATTCCGTTGTAAATCCAGTTCATGGTATCTGTTTTTGTTTGGTTGAACTTACGCAAAGATACACACGAAGGTTACATTTCCAAACTTCAGCGAAAAAAAAAGAGCCACCTCGTTAGGCAGCTCCTTTCAACCAAATAAACAGAATTCACTTCGACTTGCGTCCGTCCGAAGTTACAACGCCTCCTCGACTTTCCAATCAATTCTGTGATTGCTTCGGTTTCTTTTCGCCGTCAGCCACCACCCGCCCAAGGTTGGCGTGTTGAAGTTCTTCTCGACCGCCCAACCCGCAAAGCGGTCGCCGAGCTTCTTGTACGAACCCGTCCGCAAGTGATGGACGCGTTGTTGATATGCGTTGCCGCGCTCGGAAATTCTATCGACCACCACCGGCACGTGCCATTTCTGGTGGGTGTGACCTCGTACGATGACCGAGGCGTCGGGGAACTGCATCTGGTCGATGTCAACTCCTAGAACGCCCTTTGACCTTGGGGCGTTGCCGCCGTACCCGTGATGAAAATGAATTGCGCTCATGGCCTTAGAGTTGTCCCCCGACTTGATATGGCACATGAGCCAACCGCTGTAACCGCCGATGATGACGTTGCCGCCGTTTTGGTTGTGGATGGCCGCGAGGCGATCAAGCGGAGACGTATGCAACCGCTTCTCGATGTTCGTCTCGTGGTTGCCGCGACCGATGAACACGATTTGGTGCTTGTACTCTTCGAGAAATTTGGCACTGTCCTCGATTACGTCGTCCAAGTACGTGATGCTTTTGTACTCAGGTCGTAGGTCGGAGTAGTTCCCGCGCGGGTCGTACTTGCCTTGCATCAAATCAAACCAGTCTCCAAAAACAAACACCTTGGCTCCACGCTTTCGCGCTTCGTCAAGGTGCTTGCTAAGTAGTTCGCGGTCGCATTTCGTGGAGTCGTAGTGGACGTCGGAGATAAAAAGCATCTCCTGCCCGTTTTCGATGTCCACCCGAAACGCTGTTCGGTTGATGTAGCTTATCACCTCCGACGGCTTTTGCCCATCACTACGGCATCCAAAATGCGCTTGAGCACTTGGACTACGTTGTCGTCCTTTTCGCTCTCTGTGAGAGCTGTAATAGTGCCTGCAAGCGTAATAACCGCAAGAGCAATCTCTGCCCAGTTTTCTGTCAGAAATTCCATGTTCAATTTTCCGTTGGTAAGACGTTCAAGAATCCGTATTTAGTCGCCACCTCAAACGAAGGACAAGCCTTCGCCGAGTATTCGTTGTGTCCGTGAACCGGGAGATAGCCGAACACCATCCTAAGCCCGAAAACAATGTTCATCCACGCCACCTCCTGTTGTTGCGTCATCGTGTCCGCTGGTTTCCCGTTCCTCAGTCCCCCTATGTAGCATATCCCAATCGTGTCGGCGTTGTGCCCTTTGACGTGCGCCCCTACCTCGTCGATGGGTCGCCCCCTTTCGATGGTGCCGTCGAGACAGATAACGTAATGGTATCCGATGTCGCGCCACCCCCTGGCTTTGTGCCAGGTTCTGATGTCGGCAGCGTCGAAGTCTTTGCCTTCCTCGGTCGCAGAACAATGCAGTATGATTCGGGTGAGGTTACGCATTGGGACGGATGGAGTTGGTAGACACAAGCTCCTCGCGAAGTTTGGCGATGCTGCCTTGTATCGCGTCGTGTCGCTTGGTCTGTTTCGTTTCCATGTCGTCGAGACGTTTGCACACGGTGTCCTCGGCTTTTTCCAAGGCAGAAATACGCTGCTCGGTGGAGGCCATAAACCGAGTGATGGTAGTACCCCATTTCCAAAGCGCAGCGACGATAGGAATGGCTACCGAACCTGCTCCGACGATCAAGTCCCAATTCATTTTTTCTTCTTCTTTTTCTCCGCCTCCAGTTTCTTGAGGAAGACTTTTAGACGGCGTTCGTTTTCTTGTCGCGGTTGCCTCATTTCGTCGAGTAGATTTCGCTCACGAAGTGACCGCCCGAAATTTGAAAGCCTTGCGTGTAGCTCGGTCGCTTCGCCTTGATGCGGTTCTGCGTGTCGGTCAAATACTCAGGCACAAGCGCGTTGTTGTACGACAGCCACCGACACATCTGCTTGAGGTAAAACTCGGCTTTGTTCCGTGCGTCCTCGCGCAATCGGTGCAGCTCGTCGGGGCCGATGGAGATGGTGCCTTCGGGTGCGTTGATGACCAGCCCACCGTTGCGAAGTTGGACGTGCATCGTCGGCAGCAAATCGACGAGGACAAGCCACGCCAACGCCTTACGAACGTACGTGTTCACCAACGTCTCGTAACCGCCCGACAGCGTTCCTGCTTGCGCTTTGGTTTTGATCGCGTCCAACAAATCAGACCCCAACCATTGTTGCAGGTGAATGTCTTGCGCAGAGATTATAGCCGACTGCAGTTGGTCTTCTTGAACTTGCCCGTTTAGTTGCGTGATGCGCTTCAGGTAGTTCGTGTCAAGGAGTAGAATTTCGCTCATCGTGGTGTGGTGAAGTTGCGCGGCTCAAGGAAGCCACGGTTGGACATATCGCGCGGACGCTGCGCCACCTTCGGGTCGTTCTGCGGCAATCGCTCGCGCTGGCTTACCGGCATGGAGTTGATGATGCGCCGCGCCTCGTTCACGCTGATTTTCTTGTTGTTCTTCTTCAGGTACGTTTGCCGCATCCAAAAATGACGACACGAACCGCCGCCCTTGTACAGCCACAGGTCGTACGTCGCGGCTCCGCGTGGCCCCCAACCTGCATTTACTGCGCGATTAGACGCCGCCATGATGTCTTCCTTACGGTACACCTTACCCGCCTTGACCATCTTCGCGCAGAAGTCGCGGCTCTTCTCGTCGGCAATGTTAGGCGCGTACCGATACCGCGTTTTGATGATGTCGGTGTCTTGCTCGCTCTTCCCGTTCGGGTTAGAACTCGGAACTTTGGCAAACGTCCAAAGCGCGTCCAACGTTTCTTCGTTGTCGTAGTCCACTTCGCGTTCATCAATCAGTTCCCATTCTTCGCCCATTTCCTCGCCGCTGAGCAACTCAAACAACTCTTCGGGGGTCTTGGGTGCTTGATTCGATGAAAGGCTCGTATTGGCCTCGTAAAGCGGTTTTGACCCGCTTTCATTGTAAAGAGGGAACAACGCGTCTTTGATAATGCGCTGAAAGTGCTTGACGACTTGCGAATCGAACAACTCGCGGGCCACGTCAAGCTCCTGAGTGCTGCCAAGCTGTCCCGCCGTCTTCACTCCGAACATAGCAGGAGACACGACGCGGTGCCCAATCATAATCTTGTCCACGCACTCACGCGAAAGGAACTCGTATTGCTTGTCCGCGTCCGAAAGTTGGAACGTGTCAATCGACGGAGCGCGGTCGGGGTCGTCCGAGAACGTCACCCAAAAGTTTCCCGCGTTGCCTGCGCCCGCCGCCTCGCGTTGGATTTGGTTCTTAATAGCCCGTTGCTCCTCCTCAGGTGGCACTCCGTTCTTGAAGTGAACCGCCATTGAAGTCATGAGGCCGTTGCGGATGTTGTTGATGTGAAACTTGCCTATCTCAGGCTCCAGCTCGATGTACGGCAACGCGCCGATGTAATCGGGCTTGGGGTAGTACGAAGAGCCAGGAGAGAACGGCTTTACGTACAAGAGCTGCACGGGTTCGTCGTTCTTCAACTTGGAATCGAAGCGAGGCAAACAAATCGGCTCGACGGTCTTGTCCGTCCAATCCACCGAGTAGTGGAACTCTTCTACCTGCTCCGTGTCGGGGTTGATTTCGCCGCAACGGACGTTTTCAAACGGCACGTGCGAAACGTTGGCGATAGCCGAGCGGTCGAGGCTCCAATTGATTTCAAGCGCGAAACCTCCTTGCAACTTTAAGTCGAGAGCCGCCTTGCGCAACTCGTCCTCCAAGTTCCATTTCTCGTACAATAAACGGCTGTCCAAGTCCGTCGGGACAAACCCGTCGCCGTAGATCATCCCCGCGATGGTCGTACACAAAGCGCGGTGCGTCGAAGAGCCGTTGTACAACTCCACCAAATACTGCGGGAAGAGGTTGTCCTCGCCGTACTTGATGTAGTCGCCGTTGGACTTTTCCGAATAGCTGCGCGGCTCGTACCCTGACAGGGCCACGCTCAATACTTTAGTTTCCATAGTAGACAAAGTTATCGCTCGCGCTGATGGTTGGGGTTGTGGTGATGTCCACACCGAAGACGTAGAGCAGCCCCTGCTCAATCAGCGCGGTAGCGTTGGCGGGGTCAAGGTTGCTCGATGAGCTTTGAACGTACACCGCGTACTCGTAATAGCCCGTCTCGGTCAACAAGACGTTGTTCGTGTCGTCGGTGTCGGTCACGATGTCCACCGCCGTATATCGTGGGTTATCTACGGACACGTCAGCAACAAAGAAATGCTCCGCGCCGCTCAAGCGGTGCGTGAGCTTAAACAGATAGTGCGTGTACTCGTAATCTCGCGCCGATTCTTGGAGCGTGAGGTACATCGTCTGCGTCGCAGAATGATTCGGAAGGAGTTGGAGCATTTGTCAATTAACGAACTGCCCGAAAAGTTAGGACACAAAAAAGGGGCAGCAACCGCCGCCCCTCTTTCGATGTCGTTCAAATTACGCTGCCTCCGTGAAGGTCACTTGCGCAGCTGTATCCTTCGTGAGC